AATCGACATTAGTTTCTCCACTTGCTCCGAGAATAGGTGGATTACCTGTTGCCGCATTTGTAACTTCTAATTCATTAACTGCTGAAGCAGTTGTTTGAAATATAATTTGTTCAAGACCATTTTCATCTCCAATAAAATGAGCATCGTCTATTAAAATATTGTGTGAGTTAGTATCTAAGTTACCACCTAATTGTGGTGTAGTGTCATCAACAACATTTGATATACCAGTTCCAATTGCAAGCGTTAATATATCTGGATTTGTACCATCGTTAGCTGCAGCGAAAACTATTTTATCACCTTTATCTGTTGCTGAAAAAGTAAAAGAAGATCCTGAACCAGTTATATATTTAAACTGAACTGTGTAAGCTCCTGAAGTTGAATTTCTTAAAATATAAAAAGTTTGAACATCTATTGGTATTCTAACAACTTGATTTCCCGTAATAGTTCCTGTGAACTCAATCATTCTGTGAGATAACACTGCACCTGTTGATCCATCTGATACAGATAGATCAGTATTTTGTGCGCCACCTGCTATTGATTGTTGTGTAAATCCACCAGATATTTGTTCAATAATTTGTAAATTAGTATTAGTTTTTGTCCCCCATGTACCAGCGTTTTCACCAGTTGCTTGAAGTTCTACTCCTAAAGGTGTGTATGTAGATGCCATAAATTTTTATCTCCTATGCAGCGTCAGTATAACTTGTATTTGATCCAGTTGCAACATTCGAATACGAACTATTTGATCCTGTAGATTGATCAGAATAAGACGAATTTGATCCCGTTGATGTGCTACTATACGATGTATTTGATCCAGTTGCAACCCCAGAAAAACTACTATTTGATCCTGTATTTATATTAGCATATGCTTCAACACCACCCTCTCCTTGAGAAAATATAGCTTGTTGTCCTGTTAAACCAACAACATCTGCTGGAGATATGGAGCCCACACTAAATGTTGAAGACACTCCTGTTAAACCAACAACGTCTGCTGGAGATAAAGAACCCACAGCTGAAGTTGCAGCAATACCTGTTAAGTCAACTAAACTTATTGGGCCAACTTCTAATGATCCAATACTTGTTGTTGCAGCTACACCTGTTATTTCTGCAGGACCAAACTCTAATCCTAATGTGCCAACATTAAATGTTGATGATACTCCTGATATTGAAGCTGGACCAAATTCTAATCCTATTGTACCTTGACCTACTGTAGATTGTTGTCCTGTTAAAGATACATTAGGACTAATTACAAAAGAAAAAGATCCAACACTTGTTGTTGCTTCTTGACCAGATAAACCAACTACATCTGCAGGAGATATTGATCCCACACTAGCCGTTACATCTACACCAACTAAATTAATAACTTGATTTGGAGATTCACCCCAACTTAAATCACCCCATTCATCTCTACCCCAACCAACTAAAGTTCCTGTGTAAGATAAAGTAGGTGTTGCAAAATCAGATTGTACACCTGTTAATGGTACACCTAACTCTGCCTCTATATCAAGACTTCCTACACTTGTAGTCATGGAATGGTTTGCACCAACCATTTCTAATAGAACTTTAATTCCTGTAGTAATAGATCCAGGTGAAGCTGTAGCTTCTAGTCCTGAAACAGCTATTGTTTCATCTGCACCTTCTCCCCAATCGGCTGTATTCCAAGTTAGTCTACCCCAACCTGTTTCATTGAAAGATGAAGTTTCTCCTAATTGTGCTGTAGCTAATTGACCAGAAATATCAGGCTTGATTACATTATCTGCCCACTCATTTGATCCCCAAGTGTTAGTACCCCAGGTAGATGCCATAAGGAATTCCTCCTTACGCTATACGAATGATTGCGTTACTTGCGTCTGCTGTTGGAAATTGAATTGTAAAAGTTCCACTTGATACTGTTTTGTCACCACCGAATGCAATAACGGCAACAGCTTTGTCAGATTGATCGTCATTATATATTAATGCACCATTAGCTGTAAAAGAAGCAGAAGTATAACTTACGTCTGCAAAATCACAAAATGCAGTTGTTCCAGATGTAGTTGGCGTAACGCTTGTTAATGTTGCACCACCTGCAGAGTATGCAGATCCTGATGTGTTTGAAATTTCATTTGATGTTGAATAAGCTGTAGTCCCAGCACCTAAAGATGCAGAACTTGTAAATAAAGCTATTTTAAAAGTGTCACCACTAGATGCAGTGAAATTATGTGTTCCAACCAAAATTTCTTGTTTAAAACTTGTGCAAATTGCTGATGATATAGCCATAATTTATTCTCCTACGGGTTTGCTGAGGTTATTGGTATACGAATAGCGCCATCAGTGTAGTCGTCTCTTCGTCTTCTACCAACTTGCTCGTTAGCAAACTTCTGTACTTCTTGTTTATATTTATTTTCATATAAAGTCAACATGTCTATCGGACCTTTTAAAAAGGCGTATGCCTCCGATAAGCAACAATATAATAGTCCATTTGGAAAATTAAGACTTATATAATTAGTATCATTATTTTCTAATAAAGCAGGGGCTGCATTATAATGCACTCTAAATTTGTAAGTTTGATCTGGAACAGGGGCAAACATCATTCTTCCAGATGTGGTATCAGATTCTCCTGTACCCCCTCCAAACATAGCATAATATTTTGGTTGACCTCTTTTTGCTGATTCTGTTGACGATATATATTCTTGTAAATATGAAATATCTTTTTTTTCTAAAAATACGTTTGCTCCAGTTACAGCTGATGTTGAATCATATACTTGCATAGCTCTAATAAAAACAGCTCCTGCTGGAGCATTAATACTTTCTTGACCTACTACTAAGTTACCATCTTGTTGTTTTCTATCTGCATCAATTGGAATATCTCTAAATATTCTATATTGTGCATTTAAAATTATATTTTCTAAAACACTATCCGATAAAACATTTGAATCTGTTTCAGTATAACTTTTTATTTGTGTTTTTAATCCTGATGCACTTAATCCAGCCATTATTTTACTCCTGCTAGTTCTTTACATTTAGGGCAACGATGTTTATATTTATTATGTTCATCACAATAACCTTTTACCTCTTCATATAAAGTAAGATGTGGATCTTGCTTTTCAGGTTTAAATATATTTTTAATCCAATTCCAAATTTTATTTATCATGCTTCTATTGTTACGGGTCCAACAGAACAACCATAACCTCCTCCTTTTATACTACCACTTGTAGCAGTATCTGTATCAACTGTAAAATGAAAATAATTAGATGTAGAGTAATCTGTTGTTACCGCAGCATCATTTTTGTATAATCCAATTGTAATTGCATAACCTGTTGACTTTGCAATATTAACGCCTGTAATTCCATCGAAATTTTGAGGATTAGAATATTGAAAAGTATTTCCACCTGCAGAAATTGTTGGTGGACCTCTAAATCTATATGTAGTTCCACTAACTAAACCATGACCTGGTGAAAAAACATTTATAATTCTAGAGCCTGCTTCATATGTTTCAAAACCATTATCTGGTATTCTAATAGTAGTTGCTGGTTCTGTTCTATCTGTTCTTGTATTTAACAATGCAATCGCATCAGCACCATTTGGTTTAGGTTCTAATTGTGGTTGTTTAGGTTCATATTCTGTAAAGTGAACAAAAGAACCATTCCATTCTTTAACCATTTCTTTATATGGAAACTCCATACCCGATCTATCTGATATTGCTTTTGCGTATTTACCTGTTGCGTATTTTCCCATTATGTTCCTGGATAATAAGTTTTAGGTGTTATGTAAGTGCTAGATGCAGAACCATCTTCTGCTAACGCTCTTGCTAATTCATCTTCATAATAAAGTTTCATAGCTTGCACCATTTGTGGTTGATATTTTTGTGCAAGATAAAATGCTAAACCTGATACCATGCAAGGTACAAATCTAAATGGTACATCAGTTGCATTTGTATAGTCTCCTATATCTTGAATTCTTTTTATGTAATAAAAATGCATATCTTTGGATGCATTAGTTGAATCTGGTGTAGGATAAACATTAATACTTACATGATCTATAAATCTTTGTACCCAATATTGATTAGGTGTACCTTTAGAAAGTTTGTTTGAGAAACCAGCATAAGTCGATCTATCAACTTTAGTCATAGGACTATCTGATTGAGTTGTTTGTGTTCTATTAGCTCTTAATTGTGCTTCAAGAACATCGGATATTCCATACACACCATTTGGTGTAGAAGTTGCACTTGTACCATCTCCACTTGCTCTAAAAAATTTATATTCAGCTTGTCCTTCAATTAAATCAAGATTTAATTCTCCTATTTCCCAATAGTGAATACCTCTATTACCCCATTCTTGAAATAAGATATTAAGAGATCTTCTAGCTGACTTCATTTGATAGCCAGCTACAGAATTTAATCCGATACGTTCAAAAGCTTCTTCTATAATTTCATCAATAGCAAAAGTTTTATCGAACGTTGCTGTTCCCGAAGTAGTATTAGCCATTTAAACTCCTACGATTCGTAAACTTTAATCCATTCACAAACGATTGTACCTGTATCTCCTGCGGTGCAAGCTGGTAAAACGACATTTACATCACCAGTGTATCCACTAGCTTCTGTGTTTTTCAAACCACCAAAGTCGCTATAATCAAATTCCATTTCACCTGCTAATGTTTGAAATACAACATCTGTTGTTGCATCCCATTGCATTCTAATCGCATCGGCTGGTGCTGTAACTGAAACATTAAATCTAACTTTATTTAATCTTACAGTTTTGCAAGTTTTACCATTGTTTGAATTTAATTCAGAAACATCAACTATTTTAGTTGTGCTTCCTGAGTTATCAGAAACTACATTGTAGTGAGTGATAAGTTTTTTTGCTCCGTCAAATACAGTTGTATTTAATACTGTGTCTGCCATGTGTTGTCCTCCTTTTAAAGAGCGCCTGCATCACCAGGCGCTCCGAGTTTAATTATTAACTATCTGCAAAAGGTGTTGCTTCAGTACCTGTACCGATCAACACAGCTTCTACTAAATATACATTGTCTTCAAGTGCAGTGATAGTAACTGTACTACCTTTGTCTCCACCTGTAGTTCCACCGTTCATGCTGATAACATCGTTAGTTGCTCCTGGTGCAAATGTATTGTTTGTACCGTCTGCAACATTAACAACAGTTGCGTGACCAACAAATTTGTCAGTTCCGTCTGTTTTAATATCACAATCTGTACAATCTGTGCCTACAAAAAATTTG